AATCAGGACGGGACTGCGGAGATCAACACGACCTACATCGAGTTCAGCGAGAACGGTTTCTCCCCTTCGTACACAAGCGTTACCGTGGCGACATCGTAATCGGCAGAAAGGACAACCAATGCAGAAACGTATCAAGGGTGGCACTATCGTAGGTTGGATTGAGGAACCAGTCGAAGTGAAAATCGACGGCGAGCCGAAGACCGAAAAGCCGAAGAAGACCACCGCCAAGAAACGGGCCACAAAGGCCGCGAAGGAATAAGCACAAGCGAGGTTGAGAGATGACTACGAACGAGAAGATTTTAGCTTTACGCACGTTGCTTGGGGACACGTCCACGAACTACACGGACGCGCAACTCAAGACATTCCTCGACCTCGCGGCGGCTGAAATCCTGAACTGGTACTACTGGGGACAGATCCCGTCCGACGTGACCGATGTCGCCGGTCAGCACGAACAGCTTCAACTGTATGCTGTCATCGCGGGCATCAACGGTCAGGGAACGGAGAACGAACTGGCACGGACGGAGAACGGCATCAGCATCAGTTTTGCGCACCCGGATATGGTCGATTACATTCGGTGCAACACCCGCCCATTGGCGAAACTGGAGTGGTGAGTATGCGGTCGGCAGAGTGCAATAAGCAGACTATCTACTACGCCTTGTTCACCGGCTATACGGACGCGGTGGACGACGATGGCTATAAGACCGGCGAGAAGACCAAGACCTACGCCGACCCGGTAGCGTTCAGAACCAACGTGTCTGCCGCCAAGGGGGCGACGTCGCAAGAACCGTTCGGCCTTGAGCAGAACTACTCACGGACGATGAACACTTGCGATATGAACTGCCCTATCGCGGTCGATACCCTTGTGTGGGTCGGAAGAACCCCTACTTCCGGCCCCCACAACTACCGCGTCAGCAGGGTAGCGCCGGGGCTGTTCAACATCGTGTACGCGCTTGAAGAGGTCAGCGTGAACGGCAGTCAGTGGACACCACCGACCCCGACACCTGACCCGGAGCCGGAGCCTGACCCGGACGAGGACGACGATGACACGCCGTAAGATTACCGTCACCCTGGACCCGTCGTCCATCGACAAAGCGATTCGCGAACTGAAAGCCGAAAAGAAGTGGCGCGAGGACAAGATCGCAGAGCTGACGAAAGCGCTGGCAGAAATGGGCGCCGAAGAGACCGGCTACGACAGCCGCGTCAGCGTCAAGGAGACCGAAACAGGGGCGAAGATAATCGCCAGCGGCAAAGGAATCGCGTTCATCGAGTTCGGAGCCGGTGACACAGCGGTCTTCATGACCGACGTTGACGGCATCGACCTGGGGCCGGGAACCTGGTCCTCTTCAGAGCTTGGCAGCGGCGAGTACGCCCGGACCGGTAAGTGGCATTTCGGCGGCAAAGAGTACACGGAGATCCAACCGCAACGCGGGATGATGAAAGCCGAGGAAGCGATCCTCGCCCGCGTAAGGGAGATAGCAGAGAGGGTATTCAGAGATGGCTAATTATACATTCAACGCGGTATACACTGTGATCGAAACGGCGGCCTTGACCGTCGCGTCGGACGCCTACTGCTCTACACGATATGAGCCTATCCCGGATTCCTTCCCTGCTGTCTATGTGGAAGAAGTTTCCCGTGTGCGGACGCCGAGTGCCCTCACATTGGACTACACGGATGACCAAAACCGCGTCATCCACGAAGTACAGGTGTGGAGCAACCTTCAGAACGGCGCGAGAGCGCAAGCCTACGCCCTGATGGAAGCCATCACAGCGGCCTACAACGGGCTGTTCTTCCGGCTTACCACGATGTCCCCGATGCCGACCACCGACCGCTCGATCTATCGCCTAGTAGCACGCTTCACAAAACAAGTAACGGGGGGCGACACGCTCCCGGAAGGAGAGTAAATCATGAAATGTCCGTATTGCAGACATGAGATCCCGGACGGAGAGCTGGTCTGCCCAAGATGTTGGGCAGAGATCCCCAAGACAAACGACAACGCCGGAAAACCGGCATCCAATAAAAAAACAGCGAAATCCAAAAGAAAGACTACGGAGGGCTAAGTAAATGGCAACTGCTTACTCTACTGCCGGAATCCTCGTCAAGTACTGTGTAGGCGCGGCGGCGACCCGCCCGACCTCCAGTTACACCGAGATCCCCGGCGTCAAAACGATCCCCGCACTGGGAACTGACGTGAACGCACTCCAGTGTACGCCTCTCAGCGAGATTTTCGCTCATCACTACGTAAACGGCCTCCGGGATTCGGGCGGCGCCCTGGGTCTGACGGTAAACGATTACGGAGCGATGCGCGACGCTTGGGCATCCTGTGTGTCCGCGTATGAGAACATGGCGTCCACCAGTGCTATGTACTGGGAGTTCACCGCACCGAACGGTTCCGGCATGGATTCCTTCTTCTTCAAGGGGAAACCGGTCGAGCTGGGATACGGTGGCGCAGATGTTGACAGTGTCCTTGAGAACACTTGCAACATCATGCCGGAAGGCGGCTTCACCTTCGCGTCCGCTTCCACCTAAGTACCACAAGAAAGCCCCCGCTCCCATATAGGGGCGGGGGCAAAAACCTATAAGAAAGGAAAAGAAGGAAATGGCAACCAAAGCCAAAAAGGAAGATGAGAACATTGTCAACGGGGACGCCCTGTTCGGCGAGATCCCGATGGCAGATACCGAAGAAGAAATCAAGCAGCCGGAGTATTCTGACGCCCCTATCCGTCTGACGGACGGCAAAACGCACAAGGTCTACCAGCTCGACTACGACCGCAACACGGTCATTATTGCCGAGCGCGCCGGTCTTGTGTGGGATGACCTGGCTCAGAAACCGGCTTTCACTATTACCCTTGCATGGTTCCTCGCCTTCCGCAAGAACCATCCGACCGTGACCGAACAGGAAGCCTCGCGTATGCTTGCAGACCTTGGCGGCATCACGCCTGAAATCATCGGGAAGCTCCGGCATCTGTATGACAACGCGCTGTCGGGCCTGATGAACCTGGAGGGTGAGCGAAAAAACGCGAAGACGACGGTAGAACTGTAACTCTGCCGTCAATAGTCCAACCGAAACCGCGGACCCTTGAATCGATTTTCAAAGAACTGTGTCCGTACTATCTCACCTACGGCATGACCTATGAGCAGTACTGGCACGGTGACACGATGATGGCGGCTGCCTACCGCGAAAAGTGGGAGATAGACCGGGACAACAGGAACGCGGAACTATGGTTGCAGGGCGCTTATGCATATGACGCGTTCGGTGTCGTCCTTGGCAACGCGTTCAAAAAGAAGGGCGCAAAGCCCCTTAAGTACGCGGAACAGCCCTACCGCATCAGGCCGATGACCGAGGCGGAAGAGGAAGCCGAGCGGCAAAAAGAAATAGAACAGACCTACGCATTTTTCGATACGCTTGTAGCCGCCCAGGACGCGGCAAAGGAAAAGCTGAAAGATGGCAATCAAGATTGATGAACTAGAACTGGAAATTAAGCACTCCGGCGGCGACGCGGCATCCGACATCGACAAACTGACGGATGCGCTGAAGCGACTTAAGAGTGCGGCAGAAGGCATCCCGAAAGACGCTTTCACACAGGCGGCGAAGGCCATGTCCGATATGTCGAAGACCGCTTCCGGGATCGACGGCATCGCCAAAGCGACGAAAGTGTATTCCGAGGCCGGTAAAGCGGCGAAGGAATATGCCCGTGCGGTGCAGACCGTATCACGCGCAAGCGGGAAGAACTTCTCGCAGGGCGGCGCTGTATCCAAAGCCGATGATCCGACACTGAGCGGTGAAGCCGCGGAGAACCTGCAGGATGCCGCTGATGCGGCGGCGAAGTATACCGCGAACATCGGCAGTCTTGTGGGCGGGATGCGGAAAGTCGTAAACGTCGGCAAGGGCATGCTGTCCATCTTCGGTCATGCTACCATGTCTTCCCTGCGCCTTGGGAAGGAAGTCTTTGGAATCTTCCCGCCTTCCTTCATCAACAGAGCGAAGCGCGCTGCCGAGCTGATTCAAAAGTTTGGGGCAAAGGCGGCGCGTGTCGCTTCCATCAAGGCCATCAGAAAAGCCATTTCGTACATCACGAAGGGCGTGAAGGAGGGCATCGATTCCCTGTATCAGTGGTCGGCGACCTTCGGCGGCGTCTTCGCACGTTCGCTTGACAGCATCGCGTCCTCTTCTTCCTATCTGAAAGCGGTCCTTGGCACGACGTTCTCGCCGCTGATTAACGCTATTGCGCCGGTCGTGGAATATCTCACGGACCGCTTCGTTGATTTGCTCAACGTAATCCAGCAGGTGTTTGCCGCGCTCACCGGGGCTAGTTTTTGGACGAAGGCGACCCGCGGGACCGTGCAGTACGCGGATGCTCTTGGCGGAGCCGCTAAAGCCGCCAAAGAGATGAACGCCCAACTGATGAAGTTTGACGAGATCAACAACATCGTGACGCCCGGAAACGGTGGCGGCGGCGGTGGATCTGCGGCAGACAGCGGCCTGAACACTACATATGAAGAATTAGGTCTTCCTGACTGGGCCGAGGCCATCCGTCAGGCTGTTGAGAAGGGCGACTGGGCCGGTGCCGGCGCGGCGCTTGCGACGAAGATAAACAGCACCATCGATGGCATCGACGCGTACAGCATCGGGCAGAAGATCGCGGGGAAAATCAATAACGGGCTTTCGTTCATCAACTCCTTCCTGAGTACGACCGACTTTTACAACGCCGGTGCGAAGATTGCGGAGTTCCTTAACGGCGCGTTCGATTCCGGCGGGATCGACTGGTCGCTCGTCGGCGAAACCGTCGCCAACAAGGCCAATGCAGCCATCAACGCGGCCCTGGGGCTGGTCGAGAATTTCCACTTTACGGACGCCGGTAAAGGCGTCGGCACTGCGATTTCCAGTTGGTTGAAAAACCTTAACTGGGAAGGTCTTGGCAAACTGTTCCGAGAAGGACCAATCAAGATTGCGGAGTTCATTTCCGCCGCCCTGGATAACATCAAGCCGTCCGACATCTCCAAAGCCATCGGGGATTTCCTTACCGGCCTTGGCTCCGGCACCACACTTGGCAACGTCGTTGGTGCGGCGCTTAAGAAGTTCCTGACGCAGACCATACCGTGGGGGAGCATCGGGAAGGGCATAAACGGCGTTGCGTCGTATCTGCTTGATGCGATCACGGCAGCGTTCGACAGCATCACCGCATCTGACGTCGGAAAAGCAATCGCGTCCTTCATGAACGGGCTAGATCTCCCGACGCTTGGTACGAAGCTTGGCGAGGCGCTTGGCTCCGTCATCAACGACATCCCGTTCGACCAGCTTGGGCGCGTCATCGGCGACATCGCAAGCGGTATTGCGAACTTCATCATCGCCGCGGTCAAGAAGATTAAGTGGGGCGACGTTCTTTCCGGCATCGTGGAAGGATTCGCTAATGCTGACTGGGCAGGGCAGCTGCTTCTGCTCTCGCCTATCCTTCTGCCGAAATTCAAGACGTTCTTCAGCGGATTACTTGGTGACCAAAGCCTTATCAGCTTCCTGGGCGGAAAGATGACCGGCCTTGTCAGCACCAGCGTCACTACCGGCGTCGAAGAGGGCACAAAACAGGCGTCGCAGAATGCCAGTCTGCTTTCCAAACTGAAAGCCCCGACCGGCGGGCTGTCTATCCTTGGGTCGGTCCTTGCCGGTGGCCTTGTTGCGGTCATCATGACCGAGTTTGGGATCAAGTTCGGGGAGTGGTACGACAGTCTGCTTGGTGAAGGCGGCGTCGAGCTTGTCAATAACGCCCGGACAAACATCGGCGACAAAAACGGGCACGTCCAAACCAACTGGGACTACGGCGACCTGACGCAGTACCTGAACGACGGCAAGACCGCCGGTGACAACTTCGGGCAGGGTGTTGCGACCGGGATGGCTAAGTGGTTCAAAAAGCCCGGAGAAAGCTATGAAACCTGGGTGAAGCGCGTCACCGGGAACGGCCTGACGTCAGGCATCACCGAGCAGGGCAACAAGGGCGGCACGGCGTTTTCCAAGGGCATGACCACTGGCGTCAGCGCAAAGAACAACGGCATCCCGAACACGAAGAGCAATATAACCAAGCTGCTCGAGGACGACAAAGCATTCAAGGACGCCGGTAAGACCGACGCCATGAGTCTTGGCGCCGGAATCGAGACCATCGGCAACAAAAACTCCGAAGCTGCGTCGAAACTGAAGTCAGGCATCAAGGGCATCAAGTGGATGTTTACCGACGGGACCGACTGGGAGACCCCCGGCAAAACTGTTGGTAAGGGTCTTGCCGCTGGAATCAAGAAGGGCATCAACGACTACTTCTCCACCGCGAAGCTTGTGTGGAAAGACCCTATCACACAGACGTCCAAGACGCAAGCTATGAACTATAACGTAGCGACCAACTACGCCCAGGGTGGTTTCGTCGAGGGTGAGTACTTCCTCGCGAGGGAATCTGGCCCCGAATTAGTTGGTCGTATCGGCAACCGTACCGCGGTCGCCAACAACGACCAAATCGTAGCGGCGGTGGCAAACGGTGTCCGGGACGCGAACGCGGAAGAGATTGCCGTGCTGAGAGAGCAGAACAGTCTGCTGCGGCAGATCGCGTCGAAGTCTATGAACGTAAGTCTGCGGCCTGATGCCGCCGCCGGTCGGTGGGTCAGACAGGCTCAGGTCGCCTATGCAAGAGTGACGGGGTAAAGATATGTCGAACTATAACGCAACTAAAGGACTTGTATACATCAAGGACACGACGCACACTCCGGCGGTCAACTGGAAATTCCCGCTGAAGTACATACGTTACGAAAGCTATAAAGCAACGCCGAATCAGAATCAGGACTTGAACAGTACCGTTGATACGGCGGGGAATCTCCACCGCTATCCGCTTGACCATACGCGGTCGAAAGTCGAGTTCAGCACACCTGTCCTGAAGAGTGCGGATGTAAAAACCATTATGGACGCCCTGTCCTATCGGTGGAATAAGGCGTCTGAGAGAAAGGTCAGCATCGAATATTACAATCCGCTGACGGACAGTTACGGGAGCGGGTCGTTCTACATCCCTGACATAGACTTCACCATTATGAACGTGAACGATACGACCAACGGCGAAATAATGTATCAGGAAACGCGGATCGCGTTCATTGAATACTAAGGAGAGCAGATGTACCCTACCTACCGAAATGCAGACGGCACGGTCACGTTTTCAGACCTGATAAAAGACGAAAACGTTGCACAGGATCTCGTTATCTTTTTTGAGAACGGCGAGATTCTTCGGGCGTCTGACGGCGACATCGTTGCCGACACGTTCAGCCTGACGGAATACTACACGACCGAAGAGGACATTGTTTGGGGTGATGCCCCAACGCCTACGATGTCTGTTGAGGTTTTGACGGAAGTATTCGACGCAAAAAACCCTACTGGATGGGCGCGGGTTTATATCGGCGCGGAAGTGGATTGCTATGATTCGGCTAACGGATTCGGTGCTATGGTCTTCCCTGAACTGATATATCACGCCTATCTGATTCTCCCGAACCACGAAAACGGACTATACGGAATCTATACCCCGGTCGGGAAAACGGTCGCACTAAAGCATCTGACGACGCCGGGGCTTGAGTTCTATCTTAACCCGCTCACCGGCACTACTGCTACGGCAGGAACGGTAAACGCGACTATCACCCGCATCGAGACGGATGCGCGAAATGGCAATTTCCTCGTCTATTACACGACGGGGGGAACATACTATAGCACGACTTGGCGATACGACTTCGACAACGACACGTTCACCGCAATATCCATTGGGTATGCGGTGACGAAGAGTGAAGCTCTGCGTCCGTCCATCACCTACAACACCTATGAATCGCGCCTTGTTCAGATGGTGATGCCGGGGTATGCGGTCTGCCCTCTTGGGAGATTTGAAATTGTCCCGGACGACATTATGAGCGGAAACACGGTGCGTCTTGATGGAAATGCGGACGCGATTTTCGGTGCGTCCGCTACGTCGTTTATTCAAGCTCCTCGCGTCTACCCATATAGGGCGGCGTGGTTCCTGAATCAGATGGGCGGGGCTTTACTTGTTGAGGCCGGTATAACTGATGATAGCGAAGACTATCCGTACTGCGGCGCACCGAGCGCAAACGCGACAACGATTTTACAAGCCCCGGATGTCACGACAGACATCGACTATAGGGAAACAATGAAGTGCCTTGCCGCACTGACGGAAACGAACATCACGATGAACCGCGACGGCATCCTTGGTTTCATCAACCCCTATAACAGTATCGCGGATAGCATCGACGGCACGAGGGTCGAAGCATCGTCCTATGCCATCAGCAGAAGAATATCGAACGCTGTCACCGGCCTGATAGCTTATGACGCTGACGGCGTTGCAACGCTCTACGGAACGGATGGCGTGAACTATGAACTTCCGTATAACCCGTTCTTGGCGGGGCGCGACGCAACTTACTACAACGCCTATGTCACCGACCTTCAGAACGACTTTGGCGGGAACTTCCCGCAGTATCACCCGCAGAGTGTGAAGATTATCACCGCAGACCCTTCCGTGGAAGCGGGCGACACGGTGACGGTGGACTATGGCGGGTCGCTTGGCACGTTCACGTTCCCGGTTATGGCGCAGACCATCACGTTTCCGGGCCGGTGTCAGGCGGAATATTCCTGCACGGCAAGCATCAACCGAAACGCCCGGACTTCTGCGGACTATTCTGCAAAGGACGCGCAACAGACCGCCGACGAGGCATTGTCTTTGGCGCAGAGCGCGGGGAGCGGCAAAGTCCCCTTCAACGGTGAGGAAGACACCGACCTTGACAACGCCTCTGCGGCAGGGTTCTACGACTATTTGTCGAGCGCGGCGAACAAGCCTACCACCGGCGGCGGCGCGCTCATCACGATCGACGGCCCGTCACCGTATGTGATGCAGTACGCGATGCCGCGGGACAGCGGTGGCGCATCAACTGCCTATGTCCGGCAGTACACATCATCGAACGTGTGGGGGCCGTGGGAAAAACTGCTTGTAGCGTCCGACCTTCCGACGTGGACGGATGTCACGGCAACCGCGCTGTCAGAAGCGGATTCGTCGAAAGCGACGATAGGCAACCTGAAACTGTACGCGTGCGGCAATCTACGTCTTCTGATGGGGTATATAACCGCCGTCAATTTGGGGACATCGCAAACCACCGTGGCAAACATCGCGTCAGGGCATCGTCCGTCAGATCAGGTCGGCGTCGCTTGCGCGTGGGACTCTGCACGATATGTAACGTGGGCCATCGTTGGCACAGGCGGTGCGCTTGCAATCAGGTCTTCGTCGGCTTACACAAGCGGCAACCTTCGGTTGAACGCGATATGGCTAACCGCATAAAGGAGGAGAAAATGGGAAAGAAACTGTTTGACGCGCTTCGGATCGCGCAGATCGTAATCACCGCTTTAGGGGTTCTGTATGAGGCAATTGCGGCGGTGTGGGGCTTCCCGGGTGCGGAACCCGTGATGGTGACGTGCGGGGCACTGGCGACGTTTATCGGGACTATCCTGAAGATTGACAGTACGGCGTTCTTCGCCGGGAAGGAAATCGTGGAGGCGGAAGATGTCGATAGCAAAGCTGATTAAAGTTGCGGAAAACGAGGTCGGTTATCTCGAAAAAAAGGACGACAACCCGAAGTACCTTTATGACAAAAAAGCCAATGCGGGCCGAGCGAACGTGACGAAGTATTGGGCCGATTTGAAGCCGAGTTATCAGGGAGAACCGTGGTGCAACGCCTTTGTGAATTGGGTTTTTTACAAGGTTTACGGCCTCGATAACGCCCATAAACTGCTCTGCTGTGACCGCTTCGACTACTACACGCCGACCACGGCGCAGTTCTTCAAGGACGCAAAGCAGTGGTACTCCGCGCCGAAAGTCGGCGATGTGGTCTACTTCAAAAACAGCACCCGCATACACCACGTCGGGATCGTGGTCACCGTGACCCACGACCATATCACAACTATTGAGGGCAACACTTCGCCGCAAGCCGGTGGCGAGGATGTAGTCGCCAACGGTGGCGGCGTGTGGGGCAAGACCTACAGCAAGACCAACGGCGCAATCGCCGGATACGGAAGACCGAACTACGCCAGTCTGTGTTTGAATTTCGTCCGCCGGATGTATAAACAAGTCCTCGACAGAGATCCTGACAGCGGCGGCGAATCCTATTGGGCGAACGGTCTTGCAAGCGGTTCCGAAACCGGCGCGACCATCGCTAAAGGCTTTTACCTTGGCCCTGAGTACGAAGCGATGAAGAAGTCCGACAAGGCGTTTCTGACGGACTGCTACCACGGTCTGCTTGGGCGTCAACCCGACGAGAGCGGGTATCGCTACTGGCTCAAACCGTTGGAGAGCGGACGCCTTTCCCGCAGTGACGTCCTGAAGGGCTTTGTGGATTCCGCCGAGTACATCAACCAGTGTTGGCGTTTTGGCATAGACAAGGGCGTCTTCTGACGCCGGAAAGGAACGACGTGAAGCTACAGATTTTAGTTCCGCATTATAAAGAACCCTTCGCCGAGATGAAGCCGCTTTTCGATTCTATCGCGGCTCAACAGGCGATCGACTTCTCCGACATCGGCATCATCGTCTGCCACGACGGCGACGAGGCAACTAAACTGCCGGAAGCGGGCATCAGGGCGGTGTATCCGTTCGGGGTGCGCTTTATCCATATCCCCCACGGCGGGGTGTCTGCGGCGCGTAACGCGGCCTTAGACGAAGCGACAGCGGAATATGTGATGTTCTGCGATGCGGACGATATGTTCAGTTCGGCGGTCGCCCTGTATCAACTGTTCCTGATGATGGAAGAGGAGTTGGACGTTTATATAACAAAATTCATCGAGGAATCA